CCCGCCCGCCAGGAGCATCGACAGGGACTAGCTGCCGCCGCCGGCGAACGCGTCCCAAGCAGGGCCGCCGATCCATACACCATCGAAACCGGGCACAAGCTTGCCCGAGCCGTCCGGATCGGGGATCACGAAATACGTGTCCGGCAGCACCTTGAAGTCGAGGGTCACAGCATCAGGATCGGTCTTGGTGCGGTTCTTGGCGTCCTGGTTGTCCAGGCGGCACCGAGGCACAGCCTCCACACGGTAAAGCGGAAGGCCCTCAACATCTTTCGCGAAGAACATCAAGATCTGCCGGTCAACGGTCTTGGTGTCCAGGCGGGAACCGACGAAATAGTTGGCTGCGCCAAGCGCCTTGAGCACCAAAGCCCCGGTCTCGGGGTCGTTGATCGGTAGATCGTTCTCCAGCGCATGCACCAGGGGCTTCAGAGTGTCAACCATCGTGAAGCTGATGGTTTTCCCCTTCTCGGTGATATCCGAGTCGTACGGGAACTTGCTCTGAAGCACAAACAGGTCGTCGCTGGTGGTGTTCGGATTCCGTTCCGGCCCACCGTCTTCAGCGTTCGCGCCGACATACACGAACCCCTCGTTCGGGTTCGGGTTGACGGTCCAGACACCATTCACCAGCCGCGCTGCCAGCAGATCATCGCGGATCGTGCCATCCTGCGCGAACGGCGAAAAGTTCACCGTCACACCATCATCCTCGAACGGAGAAATGTCGGTGTCGGCGCCGCGATAGTCACGAACAATAACGGCTTGCAGTCCGCCTCGTTCAAGCAGGCGCGGGTCAATATCATTCAGTCCGGCGCCAGCCCACGACGAACCCGTCAGCGGTTGCGTCATATGAAGTTCCTTCCAGAAAGTGGTTGAAGCACCGGAGAACGCGCGCGGCACTCCGGGGCGAACAGGGATGTTTCCGGGCTGGAGAAAAGTTCCGGGCTGGAAAGTTTTTCGAAAACGGCTAGCTACGCCGCCGTGTACGAGAGACCGATGTCGTAGCGCGCCACATACCGCACCACGAGCGGATCATCGGAGTACTCAACCTCGACAGGTGGCATCACCACACGGCAATAGTCAACCGACACCGCTTGCCCTGTCGGGATGGTGATTGTTTGCAGCGGGTTGGTGGCGAGCACCAGCATGCGGCGGTGCGTCTCATGCGCGGCGTTCAGGGCAGCCTGGGCGCCCTCAGCGAACGTGTGGATCGACACCACAGACGACGACGCCCCATGCTCAGGGCACTCACGCCCAGCGACAGCGTTGATCAACCGGAACGGCAGCGGATCGTGCGCTTTGCGGCGCGTGCCCCGCGGCCACGGCGCCAGCCACGAGGACACCACATACTCGACCGCCGGCGCCGACAACGCGAACAAGTCTGGTGCGCTCATTCGAGGTCGTCGCCCTTTCCTGTGGCGTACCCGCCGAACTCGCGGGCGGCCTTTTCCGCAGGCGCATACTCGGGGTTGTTCTCCGACCCGAACTCGATCAAGTGCGCTGCGGGATCCTCGGAACCAACGATACCGCGGCCATTCCTTTTAGAGCGTTCGATGATCTTGATGCTGTCTCGGTATGCGCCAGACCCGACGGGCGCGTGCTCCTTCCATTTGGCAACAACTTCTGCCATGACAGCGTTGATGCCGTCGTTGACCTCGTCGAGGCTCTGGATCTTTTTCCAGTAGATTTCAAGCGGCTTCTCCGCGAGAGGGTTGCTCCATCTAGCCATTTAGTCGACCCTCCTGCACTTGACCACGATGCCTGGCTGCCAGCCGTGAAACCCACGCGTCCAATCCTCGACTTTGACGACCTCGAATGTTTCGCCGTCGATCACGAACCGGTCCTGCACACTCACAGCGGTTTTCGGCATGAACAGATCGATATCGGCGATCTCCGTTTCGGTCAGGGTGCCTACACCGTTCTCGTGGTAGGCCGGCGCGATCGCGTACACCCCGACATCAACCGGTGCGCCCCATGTTGGGACACTTTCGATCCCGTCGCTCGACAATCCCGTGAACGGGCGCCGGGACACAGTGAACGCGACCGGAAACGCCACCAGAATCCCCTTACAGGCCAGGTGAGGTCATCGACACCGCATCCGGTGCGNAATCCTGGCAAAGTTCTTGAAGATCGTTGATCTCCGANGGCCAGAACAAACTCCGACGAGAACGCATCTGCGCTAACCGCACTGCGTCACCTGANGTCACACCCTTGCGCAGCTCGAACTGGCCGGCAACAAGTGTCGTGCCCTCATCGCTGACCTGAATCCACCGCAGAATCGCGTTCCGCAGAATCGCTTTCGCCGCATCCGGGTGCTGGAAGTCGTCGTCGAGGATGCAAGGGGCGACCCGCACCGCCCACGCCAGCGCATCATCAATCATCGCCTGCACCTTCGCCACTGAGGCGTCTGGTGCGAACGGCGCAATATCCTCTGGCGTCAACTGCACAGCAGGCACGGGCCGCCCCTCGCTCCTCTAGATCAGGAACCCGACTCGGCGTTCAGGTTGGTGACCTTCACAACGTTGTACGGGTGGGTCACCGCGTACACGTTCCGCACCGACGCCTGAACCCACGTCGACTCGGTCGACTCGTCACGCCAGGTCACGGTGCGCAACGGCTGCTCATACCTGGTCTGGCCAACCATGCCCTCCTGCACAGCATACGCGGTACCGGCATCGACACGGTTAGTCACCACAGTCTGGAAACCGTAGCTGGCCAGGAAATCCCGATAACCAGGGCCGTAAATGAGCTGCAGATTGGCCTGCTCGTTCGGGTTCAGCACCAGCAGGTTGTACTGCCCGCCCAATTCGAACGTTTCGGCCTTCTTGTTCAGCTCAACCAGCACCTTCGCCGGCAGCAGGCTCGGCGCCTGATTCAGCACCGTCAGCTCGGCGGCATCGGCCCACGAGAACTCGCTCGCATCCAGCTGGACTTCCGATCCGACAGTCTGAATCGCGGCCTCCAGCTCGGCGAGGGCTTGCTCATGCAGCTGATCAACAATGTCGTTGGCCAACTTCGCGCCCTCGACCTGCAGCATCGTAAGGTCGTTCCGATCCCGAGCCTCGTCGGTGATGCGGAACTTCCCGCCACGTTTCTCGACCTGCCGGGTCAGTGGCTCGGGCCGATCAAAAGTAACCTCGGGGAACTCAGCACCCGGGGCGATCTTCTGAGCGCGCCGAGTCGGGAAGAGGTCGTTCTTGGTCAACTGGTAGTACACCAACGCCCCACCGGAGACTCCGCCCTGGTTCGGGAAAATCCGCTCAGCGAAATACCGCCGCAACGCGATGTCGCTCAAATAGGCGTTGATGCGGGTCGGTTCCCGCAGCATAAGATCCACGGTGATGTTGTTGCCGCTCACCGACGGGGCGCCGAGCGGATACTCCTGCGAGTAATTAGCCATCGCTCAAATCCTCCACATTCCTCACAGGCTCAGCGCCACGAACACGACACCATCAGCCGCGTCGTCGACAGCCATGCCGACCGCCACACCACTCGAGTTGGCAACCGCGGTGCCATTAGAACCGACCTCAACCAGGCCGCCGGCGCTGATCTGGCCGGTCGCGGCCACGGGCACGACGCCCTCGCGGATCACCGAACCGATCCCGTCCTTTTTGATGTCGCTCGCGGCGACACCAAACGCGGCACCACCAGCATTCGCTTTGGCAACCTTGATAACACCGTCCGCTCCGCGACCATCCGAAACGGTCACGAACGTGCCACCAGTAATGTCGGCGCCATCAGCGACCACCGAGATCTGGTGCCCCGGACGGAACAGCGGCGCAACCTCATTCGCCATTTTTCGCTATTCCTTTCAATGTCAGCCCTGCTCAGCCCGCTTGGGCAACCAGTGCGCAGGGTATGAGTGATCCTCCACCGGAGGCGGTGCAGGAGCAGCACCGGGCTTCAACGACTCCACCGGGCGATCGGTTGGCGGGCGGCCATGCGGCGCATCCTGTTTCACCAGCTTCCCGATCTTCGCGGCGCGGGCTTCTTTCTCCTCGAAACTGCCCTCGCCGATGAACTCCACCATGTCCTCGGGGATCCCGTACCGCTCGATGAGCAGCATGGTGTCGCGCCGCGCCAGCTCAGCCTGAAGCTCTTGCACATCAGCCTGCGCGCGCTCAAGCTCGCTCATCTTCGCCCGCTCAGCCTCCTGGGCTGCCTGCACGAGCGGTTCCTGATCTTTCAAGCGCTGCCGCAGATTACGGCACTCGTTCTGAACCTTGCGCAGCTTTTCCCGAACCCAATCCGGCAGATCCGCCGACTTCTCATCAACATCAGCGGACTGTTCAGGTTCGCCGCCATCAATCTTGTCCTCCGCGGCCTCCTGGGTCTCAACGGAAGACTCCTGCGGCTGATCCTGCTCAACCAAACCAGGTGTGGTGGTTTCCTCGATGGTGTCCATCAAAAGCCTCCAGGGCTATTAGGTGCTGCATTACCTGAAAACCCCTGCCTCCAGGGCCGGGGAAGCCTAATCGCTGCCGCGATCCATCCACTTCACGACAGTCTTCAAATCCGCGCGCTCACCGGCATCTATCGCCGCCTGCCGCGCCCGCTCATACTCCTGCTCCCATCGACGCACATACGGCGGCGGCGTGTATGTTTCGCCGGGGCGAACCGGCACAGCGACACACCTGCAGTTGTCGTGGTATTTATCGCCATGCTTTCGCCCGCCACGTAAAACGCCACGTCGACCACCGCGCCGCTGCTCACGCAACGCCAGCAACTCGTCAGCGGTGGCCACACCCTGCGCAACCTGGCGGCGATCAGCGTTCGTCAACTGGGTGCCGCGCCCAACAACACTCACAGCCGATTCAGCGGACCGATACTCTGCGCCGCGTGTAGCGAGTAGCCGGCAGAACGAGCACGCATTTGCCGACGCATAGCGCGCCCACCTCGTGCCAGCAGGCTGAGATTCATCCGCGCCGTACTCGAGAGTGAGATTCTCGATCACCGTGTCACGCGACGCGTCGAAAATCATTCGCTGCGATGAACCGGTGATCCGCTCCAGCGGAGTCGCCTCACCAGGAGCGTCGAACGCCCAATCCAGCGACCCCAGCATCCGCTCAGCCGGCAGATTCACCACGGGGAACGCGTCATACCGCAGATGCGGCGCCAGCGACTCATACCATGCTGCGGTGAACTCGGCTGCTGTCTCGGCGTGCGGCGCAATGATTTCCGGGAACACCGCATAGAACAGGTCACGCATGTTCGGTGCACCGTCGAACCGGCGCCACGCACCTACCAAGTCGCTGATCACCAGTGTCGAGATGTCGCCGAGAACCTGCTTCAGGGCCTCAGCCTCTTCAGGTGTTGCCACCCGTCGTCCGCGAAGACAGCTCGTTCACCTGCTCGTCGGCGCGCGCCTGATCCGCCGCCGCACGAATACCCTCAACAAGACCAGAAATAGTGGCGCGCCGGCTATTCCGCTCCGTAGCCGCAACAGCCCGCTCAACTTTCGAGCGTGTCCAGCCCGGAATATCCTCCCACAGCACCTCGGGCGGAACACCCAGCATTTGCGCCAGTTTGCCCAACCCATCAACCACCTGGGCGAACGTGCGCGCAGTCATATCCTGCCACTTCACCTCGGACTCGAAATCCGAAGCCTCCTCCTCGTCACCAACGATGAAGGCGCACGTCCGCAAAACCTGCTCGTAGCTCTCACCGAGGCTCGTCTGAATCTCGGACATCTTACGGTCCTTCGACGCCTCAAGCGCCGCCAGCGTCGCCTCAGAAATGTTGGAGATTCCGTCGATACCGAGATTCTGCGGAGGCAACTGACCAATAGCCGCCAGATCGCGCTTCGCCGCAGAAGCGGACTCCAAATAGCCTTTCAAATCCGCTGCCTGAAACTGGCCTACTTTGACGTTCTGGTCCTTGAAGTACCACACATCAGAAGCGGCCTGCTTCAAGGCTTCACGCTGCTCACGCGGCACCCAGCCGATCACATACCGCTGCATAAACGCCGTGTAGTACTGGGCCACAAGCATCTCAAACGTAGTCTCGTCGATGCGCTTCTGGATGCTCAACAGCGGCTCAACAACACCCCGCAACTCCTGCTCACCATCCAGCAGGTTACGGTCCTCAAACCGCACAACCGGGCACACACCCACACCATGCGAACGAGACTCGATGTACTCGAAATTCGAGGTGTTGTTGTAGGTGTACTCCTTCCAGCCGAGCGCGCTGTGCGGCACAGTCTTCACGCCGATGAAATGAACCTTCTCCTCGTCATAGAACCGGATCATGGCGCCGTTCATCTCAAGAGCCATGATCGGCCAATCATCATCCACCGGCGCCTCAACACGAGGATCCCACTCCAGGCGCTCCCCATACACCGCCGTCATCTGCCGCGGACTAACACCCCGCACATACGCAGCCGGCGTCCCCTGCTCCCGAACCTCGGGATTCATCGCCGGCAACACAGTCGCATACGAGACGCCATAGTGCAGCGCTGTGCGGTTAATGCCAGTCTGCCTGGCATCCAACTTGTTTCGCTGCCACCACTCCCACACCCGAGCAGACTGCCCACTACTCGACAAATAGTTGTCGACCTTCAACGACTGGCTGAAAATATCAAGCACCAGCGGCAGAAAATTGGTCTGCGATTTCTTCGCCAAACCACAGATCGCCGACCACGGTGAATTCTCCGCAGAGCCATGCGCAACACCACGAATCTCCAGATGCGCCAACGCCTCAGTGTCCGTCCACGGACGAACCGCCTTCGCCAGCGCCTCAAGCCGCTCAGACTCAAACGCCCGCGGCCCAGCCAAAATCGCGCGCACAGCATCAAGAGCCTGCCTACGATTCATTCACGCAGGCCCCTCTCTGTGTCACAGGAAAAACGCATCACTCTGGTCACCGATAGAACACGCACCAAGCAGCGCCAAAACCGCCGCCACAAACGGGAAGATAGAAGCCGTGGAATCCTTCCTATCCGGTCGCCACTTGCCCGCATCCTGCACAGGGCGCTTACACGCACCCCTCAAAGCCTTCGTCAACGACGACTGCCCGGCATGCGTCAGCTGCTCGCCATTCGCCATCGTCTCGAACAACACACACCCATCAGCCAACTGGCCCTGCCCCACGCGAGACACCTTCATCCGCTCAGCCTTCAAGAGCGGCACCATCTGAGCAGCAGGAGCAGACGCATCCACCAGAATGTCTATGCCGCGGCCATTCTCAACCAGCCACGAAACACACTCGTCGACATTCACACCCGACCACACCTCCTCGAGATGCGGTCGACTGCCATTCCTCAACCAGCAACCGGCGATCGAAATCTCGCCCCGATACGACATGTCCACACCCAGGGCAGTCGGAGCCTCATCACGATCCGGGCCGATATCCTGAAGCTTCCGCCACACACCATCAGGGACGATCGCCTCATGCGCCGACACATCATCCCAAATGCCGAGAGCCTCGCGCCGGAAGTCGTCCTCCTCGAACAGTTTCCGCAACAGCAGAATGTTGCGCTCAGGAGTACGTTTCGGAAACGAGGGATTGGCCTTCGCCCACTGCCGGCGATCATCAGGGTCAGCGTCAGAATCAGCAGAGAACTCGATATACAAGGTGTCGGTGCTCAACCCCTCAAGCGCCGCCATCCTACGCATCGTGAACGCCTCACCCTGAACCTCCGGGCCTGGAGGAGTACCGGCGCACAACACCAGCGGGTTATCTGCCGTATTCGCAGTAGGCGCCAAGTTCGCCAAAGCCCGTGACGTGATGTGCTGAAACTCATCCAGCACCAACACGCCGACCTTCGACTTGCCGCGCCCAAAACCCTGCGACCGGGCACCGAAATCGATCCTCGCCTTATTCGCGAACTGGATCCGCCAACGCGACCCCTGCAGGGCGACGCACTTCGTCACATGAGGCCGAACCTTCGGATGGCCGCCCATCTCCTTCATCGCCTCGAAAACCTCTTCAGTCGTCGCCGTATGATGCGACGTCCAAATAGCGCGAAGGCCAGGAGTCAACAGACACAACGCAAACAGCGTTGCGCCATAAAAATAGGTCTTACCAACCTGACGGGGGATCGACAGGATAGACAGATCAGCCGCCCACGATCCATTAGCCTTTTTCGCCAGAACCAGCCGCCCCGTAGCGTCCTGCCACGGATCAAACCGCCACCCGATCTTCCGGCACGTTCCACGAACCCGCGGCCACGCCGTAGAAACAATCCCGTCGGGCACAACAACATAACGCGCCCCAGGAACAAGATCACTCGCCGCCGACATTGAGTTCTTCATCCTCGGAATCATCGAGGATGTCGTCTTCATCATCGCCGGCGTCAATCGCCTTGATCTGCTCCAGAATCTCCTGCTTGCGTTTGCTCAACGCAGCAAGGGCGGTCGCCGTCGTCGATGGGCTATTAATGCGCTCCGACAACACGCGCAGATCGTGGATCAGCATGTCCCGCTCGGTCTCAAATCCGAGCGCACCCCACGGTGTTACCTGCTCACCAGAGCAGTCACGACTAGGCATCGCAATAACCTCGGCCTCCTGGGCCACCATTCACCTCCAGGGTGAAAACCGCTGATCACCTGTTCGCCCGAACGCCGGTTCGAGCACTGAGCTAGCAAATTAGTTAGGCGAAAAAATCC